ATCCTTTTGATGGGCACTTAACTTGAACTCTTGTTCAGCATATTCTTTAAGAGCTAGAACGTCCTCTTCACTGAAAGTTCAGAAGCTGATCGCTTTCCTCCACCACTGCTTCCCGAATCCATGAGTGTTCGCGTAGGATACGTTCTGCATTCTCTTTATTAAAAGGAACGTCCACTCCTGCATTAGTAATACCTTTCCATGAAATGATCCGAGTAATAGCTGTTTCAATTGCCATATCTTCAGCATCATCCAATGACATTTCTTCTTCACGCCCCTTACGTTTAGCCATCTGCTCTTTCTGTCGAAACTCAGTGTACTTCTTACGGGCAAATGCGCGAGCAACCTTGGATTGCGCTCCACGAATTTTAATAAAAGCCCCGGTCTTCTCTCCAGTTGGAGGCCAAGTAAGCTCAAATTCGTATCCTGCTTCGGATTGTTCGGCTAGGTTCTTTACTGCTAAGTCAAGCATGGTTATTTCCTTTATTGTTCAGGGTTTTATTCCTTGGTTAAATTGAGGTACACTGGATGTATATCTCGTCAAAATCTATTATAGCATTGAGGGGTTTAATATGCAAGTGAAATGTGAGTGTACTAGCAATCTAACGTAGTCTATGGTATGATTGTATATCCCGGACTAGATTGGAGTAATTAACCAGTTGAACGATGAACCTTCCATTCGTCCGGGATTTCTGTTGAAGGTTATGAAAGGGTTATTATGATTGAAAAAAGCAAAGCGTAAAGACTACGGGATTATTCGCAAAAACCACGTGTTAATTGATGGAATTCAAGCGGAAATACTAGGACAGCTAAAACCAAAAGAGCACTTCGTATATGTACATATGAGGGCTACAGATGCAAAAGTTTTCTATGTAGGTCAAGGAATTAATTCTAGGTACAAAGGTGGGTATAGAGGAACTATGTGGAAGAAGGTAGCCCTCAAATACGGGGTACTTGTTGCAATAGTGTCTGAGAATTTAACTAAAGAGAAAGCTAATAGTCTTGAGATTGGGTTGATAAAAGAGCTTGGGAGAAGAGACCTAGGTTTAGGTTACCTAGTAAACCACACAGATGGTGGCGATGGTGGAGTTGGTGTGATAGTGACACCAGAACGTAGAGCCAAACAAAGTGTAATGAGTAAAGGAATTAATAATTCAAATGCGGACTTGAGTGAGTACACTTTTGTAAATATTAAGACAAAAGAAGAATTAACTTGCACGAGAATTGAGTTTAAAATCAAAATGGGTTTTAGTTGTGCTATACTCTTCTGTAAAAATCCACAAAGAACTAAGAAAAGTTGGTATCTAAAAGACCACATATCTGTAGAACACTTGGCTAGAGCTTTAGACGAATACAAAGGGCATCATAATCCTAACTCAGATATGAATGTTTATAAATTCATTCATACAATAACTAATGAGATGTTTGAAGGTACTAGAATTGAGTTTAAAGATAAATATCTAGTAGATGCAAGGCATTTATTTGATACAATCCCAGCCAAAACAGTTAAGAAGTGGAAACTAACTAACTAACAAAAGAAAACCCCAAGTTCCAATTAAGGTTCTTGGGGTTTTATTATTTGTAGTTCTTAGATTTTAAACTACCAGTGTATCCACAACTTGAATAGTAGTCAAAGGTAATCCACCTGTTGCTACGTCATTAAGAACAGCAGTAAATGCGCAGCTAGCCACGATACCAAGATCACTATCTGCTTTAGAGAAGCTAGAGATAGTTACTTTAGGTAGAACGAAAGTCATTACACCTGCTGTTTTTTCTTCACCATTAGCAAGAGCTAGAACCAATGCAACATCAGTTTCATTCTCAAAGAAATCACGCACTGTACCGGATTCAAAATAAGTACTAAAATTTCCAGAAACGGTGAGTGTTCCAGTGAAAATCTCTTCAGCAGTATTAGAACCAATACACTGAGATGCTTCCATGGCCCTGTCAACCGAGAAATCAAAGCTCGTAACACACGCGGTAGTAGCTGAACCATTAATAATCACTGCACCATTTACAGCCGCTACAACACCACTAGTTGATAATGCAGTAGGGGTTGTAAAGTACTGAGTAGTTCCAGTTTGGTAAAGTCCTTTACCCATTGCTGTAAAGTCGGTTGTCACTAGACCTGTAGCTGGTACATTTACTGAAAAGTTACCGAATTTAACGCCTGTATGCACTTCGGATTGAGCTACGTCACCATACCACTCTTCTACGCTGAAAGATTGATCAGTGTGACCGGTTAAAGGAATAATAGTCTCTTTACCAATTGAAGCAATAGCAACAGTGGCGATTGGACCTTCAGCAACTAATGTAGTACCGCTGATAACGCGAACAGTTAACACCAGTGCAGATACTGAGACAACTAGTAGGTTATTCGCTTGGTTAGCAATGTTCAAGCCCGCGCCGGTCATACGAACAATTTCACCGACTTTGAAGTTATCAGTTAAATACGAACCAGTAGCACGAGTTAAAGTGAAGAACCCACTTGAAGCTGCAATAGTAACACTAAGAGAAGCCGCTGTACCACCTGCTACGAAATCCTTAGCCATAATAGCTTGAATCAAGTCAGAGTAAGAACCCGGAGACAATTCACCAGACAATGAACCATCAGTACTAGAGGTGCCTAAACGGAAGTCAGATACTTGTTGTTCAGTTCTAATTTCAGAACTTTGGTAATTCTCACGTGTGCTGGTGAAATCAGCAGTAGTCCGACGAAGTAGCTTACCACCGGTAGGGCCACTAGGTACACCAAATGTAGTTTCTTTCTTGTAGGCGATCTGTTTACTTACGCCTTTTGCTTTTGTTGCCATTTATATTTTCCTTAATTATTTGCAAATAATGCTATTCAGGCATAGCTGCCATAACTGCCTTTAAGCAATTCATACGTAGCCAACTGGCTGTATTCTTTTTGATACTCTAAGTATCTATATCACAAGTTAACTCAATCATTACTGGTACAATCACTCTATCATTTGAGATAAAAGCTGAACCAATATGGGGAGTAGTCAAGACACGAATCCGAGCATTACCTTCGATCATACTTAGGCCTCTTTTGAAGGTGCTTCGGATCAATTCACTACGAGCGTACGCTAAACCTGTACCATGTCCTTTAATATCACAAATGAACACTTGCATCTGCACTTGTTCTCTGTGGAACCCAACAGGTAAACTAGGATCATCAGGAGTATCAATCCTGAATTGACACCGTTGATACATCAGATCAACTGGAGGATTAAAATCAACCGCTTCATATCCTGTAGGTACGGTTGGAGTAATCAAGGACAATTTTCGTTCTGCTGCTTTCTTTATATTCAGTATTTCTGACATATTGCCCTTTATTTGTAGTTATAATAATCACTAGCTTTAATACGATATAGTCCCATTACAATATCAACTGAAGGAGTTACAATTCCCATACCATTAGTCTGCTTACTGCGATTACCTTCCAGTGCTTCCATACCGGGGGTATTAGCACCTATATAGAATGTATCCCCTAGTTTGTAATTAACCTGCGCTTCGTATAAAGCATCATTAGCAGCACCCTCTGGTTCAGCTATAGCTGTACTAAACTCTAAATTACCATCTGAACTGAACTGCCAGCTTCCTGCATGGTAACCAGCGTCCATTGCAATACCAAGATCACTTTTACGTGTTTTATAGAACTCGTAATATTTACCGTATTTTCTATCAATTGCTTCTTGATCACCAACGGGAGTATTATTTCCTAGTACTAGCACGAACTCATACGCAACTTTAGCGACCATGTACTCAAGTCTTTTAGTAACTTCGGTCTGATATGCTTTCAGTTCTTTTACTACTTCAGATACGTCAATAGAGAGCATGTTAACCCCTTACTGCGATAATCCTGTAAAGGACAGTACTAGCATTTGCTACGTGAGATTGATAGGATTGAACTCTGTAGGTATTCCCTGAGTAGATAATCTCGTCGTTCATCTTAGGAGTGAACGCTAATCCAGCAGCACTAAGATAGAACAAGAAGGATTCTTTACCTACGAGTGAAGGATAGTTATAAGAGTTAGCGATGATCTGCTTTGGATACATCAAGAGAGAGTAAGGTACACGAGTAATTGCTGGCGCTCCAGTCTCTACGTTGTAGACTCCAGTTGTGACCGATGTATAACTCAGTAAAAGACCGTGGCGTGTAATTGCGGCTGTAACGGCTGATTGAAAGCTCATACAACCACCTTAGACGCTGAAATAACCCACAGGGAATACCGATGTACTACCTTGCAGTGGAAAGCTGTTGTAGGAGCTAGGAGAGACTACTGTGTTGTTGTCAATTACACTGTCGTTAGCCAGCATATCTGATTTAGATACACCGCCGACATAACCTTTGACGTTCTGGAGGACTGGATTGAGCAGAGGATTGGCCAAATACATCTGTAGAGCTAGGCGGTACTCTTGGGATTGATAACGAGTTTTAATACTCATAATATCAATAGTTTCTTCCGTAGAAGTCATTGCTAGACGCATGAGTACAGCACGGGCTGCATCCATTGATGCACGAGTAATTGATTCGTTGTTCTTGGTTAGGTAGTAGCTGATTGTTGTATCGTCAAGAATATACAGGCCGGGTGTTACGTCCTGAATTTCGTAGCGTACTTGCATTATCATCTCAGGAGTAACTGCCATTTATTTTCCTTTATTCTTATGTGCCGTGACGTTCGGTGTAACCTGCGCCTTGTTCGTTCAGTAATCTGATCTGTTCTTTGCGCCATTCGCAAGCTAAGTAAAATGATGGAATTACTCCGTATTTAACAACCGAAAAATGTTTACGAAGCAACTTACCGTCAAGTGTTCTATGCCCAGCAACATAATAATAAGTACCATTTGAATTCTTAGTCAAAACGATACCACAATGTCCTGTTTTATTATCTTTACGTACTTTGCCAGCTTGTTGGCAGGTTCGTCTATTATTTTCTGTAATAGAGCACACTTCAAGATTTTCTAACCTATTATTAAATGGGTCATTATCAATATGATTTACTACCGATCCTTTTGGTATTTCAGTTTTCAACATAGTAAAAATAACTCTATGAACGAGGTATGTTTTATAGTTTAAACAAACTTGCCATGCAGAAGGCTTCTTATTTTTAGAATAAATCTTGTTTCCAGCAGTCGTATCTTTTGCTGCGGTCTTTACATTAAAAAACTGACCACAAAAAATATCTTTTCGCCAAATTAGACCTGATGGACTTTTATCTGAATACTCAAAATATTCTAAAAATAGCTCCTTACTCAAAGGAACAGCAACACCAGAGAACTTCTTATTAACAAGCACCCAGTCTTTTTCGGGTTTCAATAATAAAGCCAACTCTATTTCCTCTGCTTTTTCTGAGGTCAAACCGCTATGAATTATCTCTGAAGTAAAGCCATTAGCCTCACTAACAACTAGATGCCATTCTTTATTCCTATTGTGGGTGACAGAATGCCTGCTTGCTGTACCTTTTCCAACATAGAAAACTAAACCATTATCTTTTCGCTTATGCAAATATACATAGAATTTACTCATTATTTCTCCAGAAACTTCCACTAAAAGAAATAAGCAGGACGGTGGAGAGTCGTCTTTTCGGGGATCAGCCTAGCTTAATCTGTATTAACCATTCTATCACAGAATACTCCTTGTGAGAATACTCTGCAATAGAAAACCTCAGTTAAGAGGTTATCAATTTAAGAAGTTGTACCTTTAACAACCAATGCTGGGCGGCGCACCATGTGAGTCACGTTAAACTCGCCGTCAATGTCAATTCCCATACCTTTTGGATCGCGGTACGTCCACATATAACCACGCTCTGCAATTGTATTTGTGAAATCGAGCTTATTTGCTGGACCAAAGTAGCTAACAAAGGTATCGCTAGTACCAGTAGGAACGAACACAACTTCACCAGCAGGGATCAACCGTTGACCAGCCAACACAGTGCGAACTTCAACGAAGCGAATACCAGCATAGGTGAACTCACGGTACAGACCGTTGTTACCACCGGCACGGTTACGCTGAATCATTTGACCTTCGGTAGCGGAGAAGTACTTGTACGCCTCAACAACCTTAGCATGGGAGATCAGTTTAGCAAACCATTCTGGAGAACAGTAAGCGATAACACCAGTAATAACGTCACCAGTATTGGCGTTATCTTGCATTGCAGCAATAACGGTTTCTACTTTAGCAACGATATCAGTTGTAGCAGTGTTCAGTACGAAATCCACAGAAGTCTGAGTAATACCGAAGTCAGTAAACAAGTTACCAGCGATTGTACCATTTGGTGCGTACAGATTACCAGTAGTCAGGGTACTGAAACGACCAACTTCCATAGTGATATCCATGTTACGACGAATACGTTCCATCTTACGAGCGATAACAGCAGCTTCAGTTTCAGCCATATCATTAGAACCATAAGCACGTTTACCCTGAATATCCTCTGGTTTAACAGCGTCAACAATAGGAAAGTGAGCGATAGGGTAAGAACGAATCTTACGATTGTCATCCTTATTAGCCTGTGGTTTAGCACCGCGATACTGGTCGCCAATCAAACCAAGGGTCTGTGCGTACTCTTCAAAAGTAACGGTGTTTGTAGAAAGAAACTCTTCTGAGAACAGATTGGAATCGTTCAGCAAGGTCCAGCTTGTAGGGATAATCTGAAGTTCTTGAGTATAATCTACTACTTCAAAAGCGTTAGTGTATGAGCGAATAATAGCCATTTTGTATTTTCCTTTTAACAGGCCGGTACTAACCGGCCATTATTATTATTGATTAAGCAGCTTTGTTAAGCACTTGGATACCCTTGGCTTCAAGAGCAGCATAAACTACAGCTTTCTCAGCGTCCAGATCATACGTAGCATCAAGCACCAGACCACCAACGCTGATACTTGCAGGGCCACGAGTAAGCACCACGAGTTTAGTATCGGTAGTAGCAGGGATAGCTACAGCTTCCAGTACAAGAGCAGCAGCAACAGCAGAGCCATCAACAGCAGTTTGCACAGCGATTTTGTACTTACCATCAGCAGTTACTTTACCGAGCAAAGTACCGACAACGTAAGATTTAGCAGCAGCTTCATTAACGGTCACGACTTCACGGCAATAGCCCAATTCGGGCTTGAATTCCATCTTGACGAGATTAGAGATACGCAGTGTATCTACAGCAATTACGGGCATAATATTTCCTTTAAATTTAATAATTCCTTGAGCCTAAGTACACTCCATTGTTGTGTAACTAAGGTTCTTTGTTTAGAGAACAGGAGCCTGAACTTACGTTTAGGGATACCTGTGTATTGAGAAAGTTCTTCTCGTGTACCTACGAATACATCATCACTTGAATAAAATAAGTAAGTAGCTCTATCATTACATGTACCGACTTCTTTAAGAATCAGAGCACGTTTTAATTTAGTTTCTTCACTTTGTTTCTTACCAAGTTGGCATTTACTCATATTTGCAATATGCTCTTTGGAGAACACTCGCCCTATCTGAGATTTACTTATGTTTTTGCACTCTTGTTCAGACTTAATCCTCCCTTTTCTGGCTTTAGACATAAGTGCTTTAGCCTCTTCTGAGAATTCATAACCAGCAGTACCTTCGCCACCACTTGTCATATTACAGAGGTTAGCACCGAAGTACTGGAACTCTAGGATAGTATCTTTCTCGCACTGAAAGGCTTCTTGTTCCGATAGAGAATCAAAAACAATTTCAACAGTCATTCCATGTTTCTTGTAGGTTCTTGTCCAGCGTTCATTACGACCTGCTGTTTTCCAAGCACGTTTACCGTACCCTTTACCTACATAGAACACTTCATTTGTTGACTTCCTTCTGTGGAGGTAAACGTAGAACTTTTCCAAGTTATTTAGTTTGTTTTGACTTAAGGATACGCGCAACTGCACTTTCCTTTTCTTTTGGCTCTTCGGAAGTACTAGCACCTTGCTCTTGGAACAATGCGGACTTCTCAATAAAACCCTGAGTAGTTTCAATATTAGCTTGCATGGATGTAATAGCAGCAAGGAATGATGCAAAATCATCCTCGGACTCAAGAGTCAATGCAGCCTTTACGATAGGAGCTAAAAGCTTCTCATCCTTGATTACAGCAGTGAATTGTGCAGTCTTGGACTTTACGATTTGCTCTTGTTTTTCTTTCTTGAATTCAGCGATAAGCTCTTGTGCCTTTTGCAGTTCAACTCGGGATTCATCAAATGATTTCTGGAGTAGTTCTAGGCTCAGTTCTGTAGCTGATTTTTCAATCTTAGTGGTATCATCCACCTTGATTTCTTTCGTCATATTTGGTTCCTTTGACTTAGTTGACTTAGAGGTAGATACCTCAACTGATTTCTCAACGCTAGCGTGTGTCGAGTTATCTGACTCAGTAGCCAAAGCCACTAATTCGGATTCTTTTTTATTCAATGCTTTCTCAAGGGTAGCTTGATCAGTAAGCATTAGAAGATATTGTTTTTCATCCAGAGTAGCAAGTACAGATGCTACATTATCTGATTCTTTGAGAGACTTCAAGATAGTGAACGAATCCAGTTTCGACTGAACATAATCCTCATACCAAGTATCTGTGTACTCTTCTGGTTCTTTTTCTGGAGTAACATAGCCCATCATACGCGCTAGTACTTCAGCATCTTCATAGTAAACAGAGAAGAACTTACGCAGAAAATCCGGTAGTTCCATAGTGACTTGAATCTGTTGAATCTTCTCAATAGTTTCTTGACTGAAGTTAGAGCCTTTCAGAACTAGTGCATAATCCGCGCCAGAACAAGGTCCACCTTGAGCAGTACTAGTCAACGCAATATGGCTCTTATCTTTACTGAAGTCAATGTTCTTAAGTACACGTTTTGTTTTTACTGTTTTAGCAGTCATGTATTTCCTTTATGTGCGAAGCATAAATGCTCCTTTGTGTTATTCTTCTAGAGTTTCTACAGTAGCCTCTGCACCAATAGATATTCCATTGATGTCACCGGACTTTACTAACTCCCAAAGATCACTGTCGTTTATTTGGAGGGTCATTAACCATGTACCTTTTAGGACTGCTTGATTATTTAAAATCATATCGGCAGGAGCTAAATATGACTCAATTACGGCGAACGTATCAGTCATTGACATATGGAAAAGGTTAGCTCTTTGTTCGCTTTTATTGAAGGACTCTTTTGCTTTACGAACTTCTTCTGCTGATGTAAAATCGCCAGCTAAATCCGTAGAGTCAGGCAGCATAGCAACGTAAGTAACTTGCATAAGCTCTTCGTTCAATGCCTTAATAACTGGCACGTTGTTTTGTTTGGACATACTTTCCTTATTCTAATTGTGTATCTATTTTACAACGGCAATGACATAATTATATCATACGTTATTTATAAATGCTAGTAAAATTGATTCTTTGACTGAATTGTGGTATAGATTTACGCTATATTCAACCTAAACGCAGGTAAAGTCACAGTTCCAGCAGGTGTACCCGGAAGGTCAGTTGAAAGTAAAGTAACTGTAGCCATTGACCACATTACCAATCTTACTTTTGTTCCGATAGCGAAATACTCACTGTCAGTGAACACGACCTGCTCTGCGTAGTTATTGATTAACTCATGTAACCTCGCAGAGTACCTATCAGGAACCCAACCAGAACCAGTGTTCTTCTCTAGATAGAAGTACATGACTTTGTTACTAGCTGATGGTAGTGCGTTAACCTGCATTGACATTGAGTAACTAGCACTCTGAGTGAACTCAATTTCACCAGTTGATGAACTATAGGTAAACCCATCGTTGTACTCAGTTACTTGTGGCTTGAACACAGTAGGTACTGTAGGTAGAACAGTGTTAGTCAGATGAACTAAACGAAGGGATGGAAACCAGTTCTTCTTATCCACTCGAACTAAAAGTGAGCCTGTAGTTGAACTCTGTGTTAGAACAGTAGCTACTTCTACATTGTAGTTCGGTTGTAATACTGGTATATGCGTCAATTCTCCGGGTGTAGTACCTGAGATATACAGAACAGTTCCAGCAGGATAAGCTGAAGTATCAATCCCATTAACATTCCCAGATACACAGATATAACCATAGTCATACGCTTCGATTCTACCTGTGCAAATACCAATGGTACTCTCTGTCTGTACCTTAGAACTAGAGACTGTTAGACCAATCGTAGGCCAACCTCCAATAGCTCCGTCGATATAACAAGCCTTTCCATCAGGTACTGCTGTTGGATGATCGTTAAATACACGAACCATTTGCTCACGACTCAAGCTAACCTTCACGTTAGAATCCTCGTTATAGTACGCTAAACAGTGATCGTTCTTGTCGTAGAATAGAAGACCTTCTTTGTGCGAAGGATCAGACAGATCAACCAAGAATTGAACCTTATCGTGTACTTGTCGTTCATTCTCGTCGGTTAAGATTAAGTTATCTAGGTTGAACTTACGCCCTGTATCGTCGTTGTACTCGTAGTTGATCGTACCGTCTGCTAGCTCTAGGTAGAACTCTTTGATTGATTTGGTTGCCATAATTCACCTATTCTTGAAGTACAATGTCAATTAGAGACTCGGGCACGATCACACCCAAGCAGAACTGCTCGCACTCAGCCAGCGTAGGTGCCGTCAGATCAGCCCAGCGTGCTGCGTAATCCTGCGACACAGCAGCGTGCAGGGCTTCGGGATGGGTGAGCATGTAAGCGGCTTGCTGCGCGAAGGCTGATGTGCAGGGTGTGGATGTGCTGATCGTGAGTTCATCGGATGAGAGGGTGAAGCTGTCAGCCCCGCCAACATCAGGATCAAGGGCGCGTCCGATCATTGCGGCTATGTCAGCGAGTTCAGCGGGGAGGCTGATTGAGAGGGTTGCGTCGTACATTAGATTTGCACTCCTGACAGTTGGCCTACGAACTTTTCAAGCAGCAGCAGATCGGCATCTGGGACTGTGCCTTTGATAGCTATGACGGGGTAGATCGCGCCGTTCATGAAGTTGCCGTACTGATTTGATCCTATGCTTCCAGTGGAAATCTCAGCGGCCCCCGGCGCGACACTGCTTACACCCCCCGAAATACCATTTCTGCGTAACTCCTTCAAATTACCCCTCTTGATTGCTGTGGCAACGCACGCAACACCGATTGCGCTAGGAAGGCTGGCGGGACTCAATCCCGCAGTGTCCGCAGAATCACGCCAACCCGAGGCGATGCTGCCGGCGCTTGTGTATAGGAGTGCTGCTGTGGAAATTCCTGATGCAGACCGAGAAACTGCCGCGATGACGGAGGTTGTGCCGGCCGTTGGGGTAGCCCCAGCCACAACACAATGATCATCAGCCATCTGAAACAGCGGCCCACCTAGACTCAGCGAATCATTTGAGCCGTCGAATTGCCAATACTGCGGGCCGAGTGCTGTTGATGCCGGGGCTGTCGTTGTGAGCGGGATGCCTCCGAGGGCTTGGATTTGCTGGGCGGTGTAGGTGCCTTGGAATAGGGCGGCGCGGTGAATGTGCAAAGCAGAAGCCCCAGAGCCTGTGTAAACCACATTACCCAAGGTATCGGACGCCCTGATGTAGCTGGTGATTGATGTAGACGTGCCCATAACGCCTGATATAGCCACCAAGTAGTATCCGCTGCCCATTGGCATAATGGACGGTGCGACGGTAGATGTGGCTGTGCCTGTCAACGCAGCAGCGCCTACAGTCCCTGCGGCCAAATCAATGTCCACATGCACTCGTTGCGCCAACACTCCATCCCCAAGCGTAAGTCTTGCAAAGTTCCGGCCTGCTGCACGGATAACTATGGCGTTAGTATGAACAGCTCCAGAAGCTACAGTAATAGTCGCCACGATGTTGGCTTCGTGAGTGCCGGATGTCGTGTCCTCCGTGAGCACTGTTGCCGAGTTGACGTTGCCAACAGGGTCAGAAGCGGTCAGCGTTGCTGTAGTCCGTGATTTTGACCAAGCTGCATTACTCAGGTCGCCAGAGTACGGATTCAAGCACACCGCCCCCCTGCGCAGTATTGGCTTTGCACTCGTCGTGGGCTGGCTTGCGTGGATGCCAATGACTTCGCGGACGGAGCTTGCGTTCAGGGTAAGCGTTGACACGCCGGAAACAAAAGTCGCATCTAGTCTTGCGAGAATCCGCGTTGTTGTAGCTGTCGCAACAAAGTGCAACTCCCCCAACTCGGGGCCAGCTAACGCATCCTCGGCAATGATGGTGAAGGCTGTCGTGGTCGCCCTGAGTCGTAGCGCAGTCATCAGCGTAGCCGTGTAACCCGCTACACCCTCTGACAACTTGTAAGTGGAGCCTATGGTGGTAGCAATATCAAAATACACCTGAACGGCATTTGCGCCTGAGACAGTGGCGGTTGCGACAATGTTCCCAGCAGACGTTGCGACTGAGGCGTTAATCGCAGACCATCCGGCTGTTGTTCCCGTGCCCGGTGACAACTCCACCCCCAACGACCCAGCCGCATCAAGCACAAGCCCCACAGGCTGATCCACTGTGCCGACCGTAGTGCCTGCGGAATCGAGGTAATTGCTGGCTTGCAGGCCGTTCATCATCCCGACGCCGGGGAGGTAGATGTGAGCATCCGATCCGTACTTTCGCAACACAGCAATCGCCTGTTGAATCACAGTAACCTGCGAAGGATTACTCACCATTGAAAGGCTTATTCCTATCATAGTGTACCACCTTTCTTTGTTCTACTGTGCATGATCTTAAATAAATCCAACGATACCAGTGCAGGTTGTACCTACAGCATTTACTCGTTTGATATAAAAAGGACCAATGGTAGTACCTGCGTTAAGATTCTGGAATACAACCACAGAATCATCAAGGTTAACTACAGCTAAATTGCCAGCAGTACCTACGTAGATTTGACGTACTTCTTGAGTGAAATTAGTACTAGCGTGAGGGGTTACGTTGATAACCAATGGAGCAGGGGAGATATCTTGTGTTGGCATATATTCTTTCTAGTTTACTTAAGGAATTGTTCGGTGTAATTGAGGTGCTACGGAAGGTTCTACGAGGCCATAGAACGGCCTAGGATGAGTTTGTTGATCTTTGGTAATACCAATGTAGCCTACAGGCGAATAAACGCGCTGTAGGATCTGTGGTGGGTTCTAGCCAGTGTTCTCTACGTTGTTACTTGAAGTATCAGCGCCACTTGGGGCTAATGCTGTACCTTCTCCTGCTGTTGCAAATCCAGCGCCACTCTTGGATGTATTACCAGTCAAGAGATCAGTCTGAACTTCCATATCAAGTGGTAGTGGGTCAACACCGATTGATTCACGTACAATATTGAGTACTTCCCGATCCAGTTCCAGTAAGCCTGTACTTGAGTATCGTTGAGCAGCCTTGGAAAAACTTTCAAGATCAATATCCTCTAGACCGTCATAGTCCAGTGTACCCATGCGTTCTAAGCTCCAGTTATTGAGCGAATACGTTTGTTGAATCAGTTCTTTCTGAATAACATCACGAATTGATTTAAGCATCATTTCTGCTGCTGCACCTGACATACTGTTCTTAAGTGAACCAAGAGCAAACGAACCAACTTGTGACTGGCCTTGCAATAAAACGTCACTTACGAGGGATGTCACAATAGAGTTCTTGTAGTATTCTTTTACTTTAGAAATATCAAATTGCTTGCGACCGTCAGCAGAGAGTAACTCCAGTTTAAACAACGGTTGTTTTGAAACTTCGTCATACGCGAGTGGTAAAATCATAGCACTCTGCTGATTCATCTGGAGATTACGCATACTTGCTTCGTAATACTGCCGAATAGCCTTCTGTGAAGGACTGGCATCATCCGAGAGATACTGCGGAGGTAAATACAGCACTGGCATCCCAGATACATCCTTCGCAATACTCGTAGCTTCCAAATCTT